GAGGAATGGTTTGACTTCTACGATGAGACCACAATCAACTTTTCTGACCCGGACTTTATTATCGTGGGCTCCAATGACCCGTCTCTCGGGAGGAACAAGAAAAGCGACACATCCTCCCTTATTGCATTAGCCAAAAACCTACGGACCGGATACATGTACATTGTCGAGGGTTCTATTGAAAAGAGAAAACCGGACCAGATCATCGACGATGCAATTGAAATGTCAAAGCGTCTCAAGCGGGATCACAAAAAGCCGTTTTATAGGTTCGGTGTGGAGACTGTCCAATTCCAGTATTATTTCAAAGATGTCATGGTCAAGAAAAGCCTGGAGGTTGGAGAGTACCTCCCCATTGAGGAAATCAACAGTGTCCAAAGTAAGAACGTCCGAATCGAATCCTTACAGCCCTTCATAAAAAACAAGTACCTAAAGTTTAATGCAAAACATAAAACCCTCATACAGCAATTCAAAGAGTATCCCATGGGGCGCAACGATGACGGGCCGGACGGTGTGGAGATGGCGGTCAGGATTGCTCTTCAGATTAAGACTAGCACAACGGTTGATTATAAGTCCGTTATCAGTCGATTGATAAAGTTCAAAAGAGGGGCTTTCTAAGGGGGTGAGAAGTATTGGTACGCAAAAATAACAAGAAAAATAACTCACCGAGCGGCAAGGTTGCAAGTAAAAAACCGGATCTTTCTGAAATTGCAGTCGCTCAGGTACAAGACAAATATTCGACTCATCCCTCCAATGGACTGACACCATATAGGCTCGCTCAAATATTCCGTGAGGCCGATGATGGCGATGTCATGAGGCAAATGGAACTCTTTGAAGAGATGGAGGAAAAAGACCCTCACATCTTCGCTCAGCTTCAGACAAGAAAGAATGCAGTCACCGGCCTAGACTATGAGATCCTCCCCTTCTCGGATGACGAATCGGACAAGAATATTGCTGAATTTGTTAAGCTTGAGTTTGAAAGCCTTGAGAATCTTGAATATGTACTCATGGACTTACTGGATGCCATCGGAAAAGGTATTGCAGTCTCTGAAATCATTTGGGTTTATGACGAAGGAAAAGTCACTATTCAGGAAATCAAGTGTAGACATCAAAAGAAATTCTTCTGGGATCACAACGACGCCTTCAAAGTCGTTACCAAAGAGTTTGCTGCCGGCATAGAAATTCCTAAAGACAAGTTTATTATCCACCGCTACAAAGCAAGGTCAGGACATCCTTCGCGAGCTGGAGTTCTTCGAGTCGTTGCTTGGATGTATTTGTTTAAGAACTATGACCTAAAAGACTGGGTAAGCTTTTGTGAAATCTTTGGAATGCCGCTGCGACTTGGAAAGTATAACCCTTCAGCAAGTGAAGATGACAAAGAGGCGCTTATGAGGGCACTCGTGCAGATCGGCACAGACGCAGCGGGCATCATTCCGGAAGGGACAGAAATCGAGTTTAAAGAAAGCTCAAAGACAACCTCTATCAATGTCTATGAATCCTTAGCCCGCTTCTGTGATGAGCAGATATCAAAGGCCGTCTTGGGTCAGACCCTCACCAGCGATTCAGGCGGTGGTTCTTTCGCTCAATCGAAGACTCATAACGAGGTCAGGCACGACCTGACGATTGCTGATTGCAAGTCTCTTGCTTCCACTTTGAGACGAGATTTAATTCGACCCCTTGTTCTCTTCAACTTTGGAGAAGATAAGAGGATTCCGTATATCAGATTTGATTTCGAGGAAGCCGGAGATCTGAAGGAAGCTGCAGTTATCTACGAAAACCTAATTTGCAAGATAGGTCTGAAGATACCGACAGCTCATCTATACAAGAAATTCAGCATTCCAAAACCAGAGGCTGGCGAAGAAGTGGCGACTCCTCCCTCACCCTCTGCATCCACAGCGACAGCGGTTCAGCCTCTCAAAGAGGAGTTCAAGGTTTTGAAAAATAAGGAGGATATCGCAAAAGAGCAAAAGATTAGTCTGGATTATCAGGTCCAGGTGGACACGTTGGCTGATGCGGCTGCTGCTCAAAGCTCGAACCTTTTTGTCAAAATCTTTGAGCCGGTTATGAAACTTCTTGAAAGTTCAGAGAGTCTTGATGAGCTAAAGAAACAGCTTGAAGACGATAAGTTTGTCGAGAGTCTTTATAAAAAAATGGATGTCAAAGACCTTGATGAGCTCCTTCAGAAGTCAATGTTTTACGCGGATATGCTCGGGAGGATGAAGGAAAATGAAAGACCTGTTTGAGCTACTAACAAAAGACATTGTCTTCGAGGAAGCAGCAGCGTTTTTCAAGGGTAAAGTACCTGTCGAGCCATCGGAGTTTTACAAGTTGGCTGAGAAATACAAGACCTTTGCCTTCACGGTCTCGGGATATTCTAAGATCCAAGTGCTTGATAAGTTTTATGATGAGATATTGAGGGCGATTGAGACAGGCACGACCATGAAGGACTTCAAGGAAACCATGAACCAGTTCTTACAGGACAAAGGTTATAAAGGCATAACGAACTTCCAAGCAGACAATATCTTTAGAACGAACATCCAAACAGCCTATCAAGTGGGACATTATCGACAGATGATGGACCCAGGAGTCCTTAAACTTAGACCTTATTGGCAGTATGACGCTGTCAACGATAAGAGCACGAGGCCCTCCCATCTAGCGATGGACGGACGAGTCTATAGAGCAGATGACCCCATTTGGGACACTTGGTATCCTCCGAATGGTTTTAGGTGCCGGTGCGGGGTAAAGACCCTGTCTGCAAGGCAAGTCAAAGAACGAGGACTGACAGTTGAGGAAGAAGTTCCAAGATCGGCAGAAATCAACGGAAGCTTTGTGAATGTACATCCTGATCCGAAGTTTGATACTAATCCGGCAAAGGTTGCCTTTAAACCAGATCTCGCGGATTACCCGGACAGTCTCAAAAATGCCTTCGAGAGGAGGGAAAAAACACAGGACAAACAAGACGCTCCATAAGGGCTAAATTAATAGCTTATTCATAAAGTGATGTGATTATACCAGAATGAAATTCAACCCGCGTTATAACGCGTACTAACGCGGTTTCCTGATGAATTAAGTATGAAGCGTGGTGACCTTATGGCAAAAAGATTAATGCTAAGTGTAAGCTCATCGGAAATCGATGGAGTGCCCAGTGTTATAAAACTATTGCCCCTTGGGCTTGTTAAATCACAAAAGGGAGATTTCCTTGTCGATGAGGAGAGTTTTCAACGGATCAAGAACACCTTTAAAGAACGAGGAATCGACATCGTCATCGACTACGAGCATCAGACCCTTGAAGACGTTCAGGCCCCTGCTGGAGGATGGATCAAGGACTTGTTTATCCAAGATGGGGCAATTGCAGCAAAGGTTGAGTGGACACCAAAGGCTGAGGAGTATTTGAAGAATAAGGAATACAAATACCTCTCTCCTGTTGTCCTGGTCAGAAAGAGTGACCAAAAGGCGGTTGTGCTACACTCGGCAGCCTTGACCAATACACCGGCGATTGATGGAATGTACGCCATTGTGAACTCGTTAAACATAGATGAATTTGAAAAAGGGGTAATGGAAATGGACTTGAATAAATTAGCAGCCCTGCTTGGCCTACCAGAAGGAGCAACGGAAGAACAAATAATGCAAGCACTCACAACGGCCCTTGGAGAGCCTGAAAAGCTGAAAAAGGATACTGGAACTGAAATTGTGTCAAATAAAGTAATTTGCGGTCTGCTTGGAATTGATGATAAAGCGTCGAAGACTGAGGATGTAGCGGCTGCTATCATGGCCCTGAAAAACCCTGCCAACTTTGTGCCGGCAACAGAGTTCAACAAGCTCAAGGACAGACTTGATAAAAAGGACAGCGGTGAGCTGGTAATCAAGGCGTTGAAGTCAGGCAAAATCTCAGCAGCTCAGAAGGAATGGGCTGAAGAATACGCCTTGAAAGACCCTGAAGGCTTTAGAAAGTTTGTGGAAAAGGCTCCTCAAGCTGTGCCAATGGGAGAACTTGATATTGAAGACTCCAAGCGTAATGACGGAAAAGTTTCCGAAACAACTATGGCAGTCTGCAAGCAGCTTGGAGTTTCTAAGGAAGACATTGAGAAGTACGGAAAGGATGTGAAGTAACAGTGTTAGGTGTAGGAAGAAACACTTCTGAAAGGCAAATCAATTTTCTATTAGTGCTTGTTGCGGCACAAACAATTATTTACGAAGGAAGCTTAGTCGTATTGGAAGCAGGCTATGCCAAGCCGGGGAAAGAAGCGACCGGACTTGTTTGTCTTGGTAGAGCCGAAGAATATGTCAACAATTTCGCTGGTCAAAACGGCGATAAATTGGTAAGAGTTAAAAGAGGCTGCTTTAAGTTTGAGAACGATTCTGATAACCCAGTGACAGGGGCGCATGTCCTTCAAGACTGCTTTATCGTGGATGATGAAACAGTATCCTCTTCAGATGAATCTTCTGCTCGGTCGGTGGCCGGGAAGGTTATTGCTGTTGAATCTGACGGAGTTTGGGTTGATATGTGGGAATCTCCTGATCTTGTCCTTTATGAACTGGCTGGCGTAGGCAGAACCACTGAAACGGTGAAAGGTAATGCTGATACAATTGCTGCTCATGCGGCAAAAAGGCATGTATTCAATGCAGTGGCAACAGCCAGTCTTGCAGAAATCAACGCTGGTAAGGTAATTATTCCAGGCGTTATAGGGAAAAAGATTGTACCGTTAAATTACTCGCTACGAGTAATTGGTCCGTTTGCAGCAGGTACAAATATTAAGCTGCAAGACAGTAACGACGTGCCGATTGTAGTATGTACTGCTTTAGCTGCAGCATTAACAGATGGGGCAAAAATCGGATCTCAGGCTACTGTTGCTAATGTAACAGATGGCGCTGGTTTCCAGGGAGAATTGACATCCGGTAAAAGCATGAATTTAGTAGCTACAGGTGCTTTTACAGGTGGTACATCGATTGCGATTTCTATTGATTATGCCCTTGTGTAATTATGCATTCTAATTAGAGAAGGAGAAATTAAAAGATGATAGTAAATCAACAAGCATTAGTGGGAATCACGACAGGCTTTAAGACAATATTTAATAAAGTCTTTGAGACTAGTACGCCACTTTGGGACAAGATCGCAACCAAAGTCCCAAGTGAGACCGGAGAAGAAAGTTATAAATGGCTCGGAAAGATCCCTCAAATGAGGGAATGGATCGGAGATCGAGAAATCCAAAACCTCACTGGCTCTGACTACACCGTCAAAAACAAGGATTTCGAGTTAACAATTGGTGTCGATCGTAACGACATTGAGGACGACAAAATCGGAGTTTATAATCCGGTCATTCAGGATATAGCTCAAAGTACAGTAAACTTCCCGGATGTGATTGTTTTCAAGCTCGTCAAGGGAGGCTTCGTGGAAAAATGCTATGATGGGCAACCGTTCTTCTCGAATAGTCATAAGGTTGGTAAAAATACAGTCAGCAACATGGGTGATAAAAAGCTCTCAGTTGCAGCCTACGCTGAAGCAAGAAGTGGCATGATGTCTCTGGTTGATGAAAACGGAAATAGTTTGAATCTTATTCCTAACCTTCTGGTTGTAGCACCTGCCGAGGAAGGAATGGCAAGAAAAATACTGCTTGCTGATCAAATCGAAGCTACAGACAATGTTTTCAAGGGTACAGCAGAGCTGATGGTTGTACCTGCCCTTGCCGGAGCCGATACGGCATGGTATCTCCTTTGTACCACCAAAGCATTAAAGCCTTTCATCTTCCAAGAAAGAAAAGCACCAAAGTTTGATGCTTTAATCGATGAGAAGGATGAAAATGTCTTCATGCGAAAGCAGTTCCTTTACGGTGTACACTCAAGGGCTAATGGTGGATACGGCTTTTGGCAAATGGCCTTTGGATCTACTGGTACTGTTGAAGAGTCTGCATAAGAGAGTAAGGTGATTAATGTGCCATACTGCACGATTGAAGAAGTCAGAGGCATGATAAAACCGGATGCCTTAAATGCCATCATCGGAGATGAGTACATTGAGGACGAAGCCCTCAGAGAAGCAAAGATTATGCCCATTATTGAGGAGGCTATTGGGGATGCAGACGGTGAAATCGACGGATACCTTGCCAAAAGGTATCCCATCCCTTTCTCTCCTATTCCGAAGGTGATCAATAAGTTTTCCAAGGACATAGCTGTTTATAACCTCTTTTCAAGGATTGGAATTGATGAGAGTGAGAAAGAAAGCAATTACCTTACAAGGTATAAGGCGGCTGTTAGGTTCCTCGAAAATGTCGCAAAGGGCATGATCGAGATTGGAATATCAGATACCACTATCAAGGCCAATACAGGATTCGCTATAAGTTCAAGTCCAAGGAGGTTTTCGCGAGATTCCATGAGAGGGATGTAGTTGTGTATAGCATTAGACTTGATGGAGATGTCAGGAGACTCATGAGAAGGCTCCACCACTTGGAGGAAGTAGATCTTAGAGGTGTAAGCCTGGCGTTGGCAGAATCCCTTCGGACTTCCACCAGGGAACGCTTCAAGGACACAAAAGACCCTGAAGGAAAAGTGTGGGAAAAGTCAATCAGAGCCACTCGTGAGGGTGGAACAACCCTTACAAATACTGCAGGACTCAAAAACTCTATCAAGTCCGAGGCTGATGGAACAGGATTTGCGATAGGAACCAATAAGATCTATGCCAGGACTCACCAGTTTGGAGAAAAAGGAAGGAAAATAACAATTAAAGCTAAGACTTCTAAGGGCCTTGTGTTCAATATAGGTGGGCAATGGATACGCAAACAGCAAGTAACCGTAAAGATAAAAATTCCGGCACGTCCCTTCCTTGGTATTTCAGAAGACGATATGCACGAAATAAGGGGAACTCTTGAGGACGTTTTAGCGGGGGATTAAACGATGATCGAACAATGCAAAGAGTATTTAATTCAAAGGATCACGGAGGCTGGGATAAAATCTAAGGTCTATACAAGCAGAAAGAAGCTTGAGGCATCCAACGAAAGCCATATTGGAGCAGTGCTGTTTGAAGGTGATGACTTCGAAAGAAGTGGTGCAAAAACTAATTATCTCGACGAGCTAGGCATCAAGCGGAAGAGAGTTAAAATATTCGACCGGAAAACTAGCTTTTTTGTAGTAATTGGCGAGTATGACCAGGTCAAATGTGAAAGCATTTTTGAGACATTTATTGGCTTATTAGGTCCAGGAATTTTGATTAACGATAACTTCACAGCAATCGAAGTCGAAGGCGCTGAATGGGTTGACGAAAATGATAGCGTGCTAAAGGCCAAGGTTGCGGTGCAAGTCAAGATCCGGTTTGATGGCGGCTTGTATAAAGATAGCACTCCAACGAAACTCAAAGAGTTTGACCTCACAATTGAAGTGGAAGGAGAAAACGATGAACAAAGTTGAAGCTAGTGCAGACAGCACACTTGGACTCTTCACTATTGAGGAATTAAAGGAAAAGAATCAGACACCTGATAAAGTGTTCTATGGCGCGAAGGCTTCCGAAAATTGGAGAGCAGGAAAGGCAGTCACTGAAGCGGATTACAAGAACGCACTAAAAGAGTTTTTAGAGTCTCCTGCTGGAGGAAGGAAGGTAAAGAAGGATGCTAAGGGACGTTAATACAATCATAACCGATGGGGGTCTGGGAGTTGATACTACCAAGGGCGTAGGCATTCATTTCAAGATTGGAGTCTCCCCTATCGTGTCAAGTGTTCCATTGATTATCACTGGGACTATGAACGCGAAGAAGATAAAAGAAAAGCTCGGGCTTAGTCCCCTCGCCGATGCATGCATGGACAGCGTGGAAAATGGCTCCAATATGATATATTGCTTGCCGGTTAATGCATCCGTAGCAGGTACAATTGGAGACGTAGAAAAGGTTGGAACAGGCCTTGGACTATGTACTGTCACAGGAACGCCAAATAACGCCTATGAAATGATTGCCAAGTTTACAGGGGCCGGAGGATTTAATCAAGCGGTACTCAGATATTCGGTGGATGGAGGGTATTCTTTCTCCGATGAAGTAACTCTGGCAGTCAACGGAGAGGTCAGCATTCCTTCCACTGGGGTCACGTTCGAGTTTACAGAAAATGTGGTACAAGCAGACTCTTTTAAGATCGGTGATACTTATACCGTTAAAACAGAAGCACCGCAAATGACAAATCAAGATGTGCTCACTGAAATTGATAAATTGAGGAATACAGCCTACTCATTCGAGTTTGTTCATATTGTCGGAGAGTCCACCAAGGCTCTTTGGGCGGCAGTATCCTCCGAGGAACAGACGTTTTATGAGCAATACAAGAAACCGCTGTTTTTTGTACTTGAAGCGAGGAATATCACTGAGGAAGAAAGCCTGGATGAATACGCTCAATACCTCGTCGACGAGAGAATCGGTCTGCAGAACTATGATATACAGATCGTAACAGCAAGGTCTCTCTACACGAGGATGGACGGCACGATCCACGACATAAACAATGCAGGAATTGTATGCGGCCTATACTCGAAATCAGGAGTTCAGCAGTCGATAGGTGAAGTAAAAAGCTTCAACATTCCTGAGAATAAAATGCTTGAACTACTTCCGGTAGGGATTGAAGATTACATCGGATTATTCGATGAAACAAAATATCTCACCTTTAGGAAGTATGAAGGGCTTGAGGGGTTCTATGTTACTAATGCGAGGATGATGTGCCCGGATGGATCGGACTACAGATACGCTGAGGATGTCAGGGTTAAAAACAAAATTGTAAAAGAGACACGAAAACAAGCCCTGCAAGAACTCCAAAGTGACGTGGATATGGCCGATGTCCAAGGAAGCCTTGAAACAATCGCGAAATTCATTCAAATACCAGTCGATAGAATGGCAAGATCGAAAGAAATATCATCAGGAAGAATCGTTGTGCCAGAAGGGCAAGACATACTTGTGACAGAAAAATTGAGTGTCGTGATTAGATACGTCCCGATTGGTCATGTGAGAGAAATTGAGATTGACCTTGGGATGGAAAATCCATTTAAGTAATTAGCCATAAGGAGGGATGAAAGATGTCGATCATTAACGGCAAGAGTTATGACTGGTCTGATGTGGCTGTGAAGCTTCCAGGTCTGGAAATTGAAGTCCAAGAAATATCCTATGATGATGAACTTGAAAAAGAGGCTGTTTACGGCAAAGGAAGCACGGCGAGAGGCTACGGCACTGGGAACTATAAAGCATCAGGAAAGATATCGTTCCTCAGGGATGACTTTGACGACTTGGTGGATTACTGCAAGATAAAGAGCGTCTCTCTATACAAGCTTGTAATTCCAAAAATCATCGTCAGCTATGCCAATCAAACGAAAAAGACTAAGACGGATGAGCTAGACACCGTGACCTTTACGAAAACGAGTCAGAAAGATGCACAGGGAGACAAATCTTTGAAGGTTGACATGGACTTTATCATCGTGAATGGCATTATTCGAGATGGTTTAAAGCCAGTTTAAAAAGTGTTAGTCTCAAAATAATTGACAAATTGGAGGAAGAAAAATGGACGTAGATAAGGTAGAAACTTATAAGGCTAAATACGGCAAGGTGTATTGCGTTACAGCGACAATTGAGCCGGACGATTCAGAAACTGTTGAGCTTGATTACGTTTTCAGGAAACCTGCAACGGCAAGTTATGACAGATATGTAAAGAGCACATCCCAAAGCCCGACCAAAGCCCTAAAAGCGTTTGTCCTGGACAACATCATTGATGAACAGACTCAGAAACTTGAGGCCGATCTCGAAGAATACCCTGCCCTCTCCCTCAGTATTGGTGAAAAGCTTTTGAATATGCTGGGGTTGTCTAAAGACATAAATTTAAAGCAGCTCTAGAAGAGCATCTCCAGGAGATAAGTACAAATTACATTGAAACTGGCACGCTTGAAATACACAGATACTTACCTCCTGCTCTTCTGGAGAAAGCTGTTGCAGTCATGGACATGGATGAATTTTTGAAGGCCCTTGCTCAGGCAAGATACATCCAACAACTTGAAGAGAATGTAATGGCCCGGGCTATTTCATTCT